TTTCTTCCCTTCTTGATAAAGGTATATCCACTGGAGTACCTAAAACAGAATCGCAAACAACAAAAAAACTATTATTATTAATGCCTAATTCAAATGATTGATCTTTTGTTTTATCGATAAAATTAGCAATAATTTCACTATCTGGATAAACAACTAATGGTAAAATTCCAAAATTAGTAACTCCAAAATTATTAACTCCAAAAACATTTTTTTTATTAATTGGGGTTGGTAGTAAAGTTCTATTAATATTCCAAAAAACTGTTACATTAAACCCAGCGTCACGTAATGCTTGTTGAATGTAATCACCGCTTTGTCTAGCCTGAATATCACCTGGATGATTCATTTTACGTTGAATCGCCAACTTACGATCACTCAATGAAGCTCCGTTATCTACAATCATTCCTAATCTTCGTTCCCATTGAGTAGCATCCAATGAAGTAAAGTTTGAATTGTCAGGCAAAATAGCGTCTAATACACTTATTGCAGAATCAAACGCATCTTGTTTTGACTCTGCAATCGCTTCTAAAAATTTATCACCATCACCATTGTAAGGCATACGAAACGCCCTACCACTCGGGAACAATTGTTTCGCTAATTTCTTAAGCATAAGTAATTGTAGTTAATTTAGGAATGTCACCATTAAAAAACTCATAATTTGTTTGAGATACACCATCTACTGTAAATGTAACGTTTGTAAATGATTTCCCGGGAACGGCAGTAGCAATCATTTCACCTAATTTATAAGGATTTATAACGCTGTTTTTATCCTCAACAACATCAATCGAAGCAACAAATGGACGAATTTCAGATAATTTTAATTTTACATAATCAAAAATTGTATTTTGTTCCGTTGTTGTAAAATTAAAACCTGGAATTTGACTAATTTGTATTGTTACATTTAAGGGAAAAATAGGTAAATAATTAATAACATTAACACCTAATGGTTTTCTTGAAGGTCGATCACTAGTAGGGAGTTCAATATTATCTTGAACATCATTTAAAATTGTAGTAGTTGGAACATAAAATGCATTAGCATCATCAGATTCAACATATAAGTTCACTTCATTTGAGTAACCTAATAAATCAAATTTTGTGTAAGGATAAACATTTCTAACACCTTGAACTTCTAAACTCCACAACAAATAATCCGACCCACTGCCTCCTTGCGGTTCTAATCTAAATGCCGTTAATATTTTTTTTCGATAATCCTCTAGTGATTCCTTTTCTTGCGGAGCGACATTTTCGGTCGTAACAGTAGCAATTGTGTAAACTGATGCAATAGGTCCAGTTAAACTAAGAGTATTACCAACAACTAATTTTGCTTCAATTCCAGCAGTTAAACAACGTAATAAAATAGATTCGCTTGTAGCATCAAATGTAAGTGGTGTATCGTTTGTGAATAAATATCCCGGACTAGCCGAAGTATCATCACTCTTCCATAATGTACCAATTGGAACTATTGCACCAATTGAACCAGTTAATGTAACTGTATATTTACCAGCAACGGCAGGAAATGGATTTCTCTTTAATTTCACACGACCAAATCTCTCTAATGTACCTCCAAACTCTTCCGAATCTGCCGTGTCCGCAAAAATATTTTTTTGTACGTTGGCAACTGCAATGTAAAACAATTTTAATTCACCAGCTTGAACTTGCGCAAATGCTCGTAAAAAGTTTTTTCCAAAACTAGGAATTGTAACGTTTAATTTTGTTTCAATAGACGACTTAATATTGTTATATAAGTCCGATATTTTAGGAATTGTTACCATTGATTAATTCTTGTTTTGTTGCGTTCCAAATATACACAAATTGATTCGTTTGAGTATTAGTTGGTTCTTTAATTTCTATAAAAATTTTAATCCTATCAACGGATTCTAATTGAGTAAAAACATTTATTGTTGAAAATTCACTAAAAAAAGACAAATCACTTTTAATCGAATCCTCCAATGTCAAACGTCCACTACTTGTCAATGCGATATTATTCAAAACATTTTCAGTCAAAGAATTGAATTGAATATTACGTTTGTCATTTGAAAATAACGTATTTCCCCAAAAATCAAAGCGTTGTTCAATTGGTTTATACTCTTTTGTAACATGACCAACATTTCCGCCAAACATTCCAATGTAAGGCATATTTTGAAGTCCTTCAATCATTGATAAATCATTGTTTTTTATCAATAAATCACCTCCATTTAATGTTTCTACTATTTCTAAATCCATGTTATTTCGCTTTAGTTGTTGAACTCATTGTAGGCATTGGAATTAATTGGTTGTATAAATTAACACCTTTTGTCGCTGTTACCTTTGCATTTCCTCCGCTCCCAATTACTTCAATAGTAACTTTTTGATCTTCTTTTGGTTTATCTTTATTAGTTTTAATTTCTTCAATAGCTTTTAAATTTCCTTGTGTTTTCTGGAAGTCACTAAGTAAGTTCATTCGTTGAAATGCGTTATAAGCCTTTTCTATACCGAAAATATCCATTGTCATAAAGTCTCTTTTACCAATTTCCTCACGCTCACGAATTAACGCGCCCATTTCAACTCTTTGTCTAATAGCTTTTATCTTATTTTCTTTCTCAACTTCACGCATTACCTCCTCATTCATCTTTTCTCGTAACGTGCCAATCAATTTTCTTTCAGCACGATTTTGTCTATCAACTGCTTTAGTTTGTAAATCGTATTTTTCTGTAATACCAGGTTGAATAGATTCTAATTTTTGTAAAGCATCTTTGTATTCTGCTGTTTTACTTCCACTAGTTCGTAAAGTTTCAAACAACATATCAATCTCTACTCTTTGATCTGCAAACCTAGAAGCAGCGGTGTCTTGTATGTTACCCCACATTTTTTCTTTTGTCATTACAGTATCAAGCGATCCAGTATATTTCATTATAAATCCTGTCAATCCGACTATCGCAGCTCCAGCCAATACATATGGATTCGCTAAAATCGCAGTATTAAATGTTAATTGAGCAATTCTAGCTAACGCAACTGCTTTTTGATAAGCGCCTACTGCAAATGATATTCCGCTAATTATTATAGCTGCACTTCCACCAACAACAATCATTCTTGCTAGTGTTTGAGCAAGTCCTTTATTTCTTTCAATCCAATTTGCAATTCCTTGAACAATTGGTGATATTTCTCTTAATAACTGATTCATAATTGGAAGTACGGCATTACCAATTTTTATAGTTAATGCATCAAATTGATTACGCATTTTAGCTATATTACCAGCCGAAGTCATATTCATTTTTATGTACTCTTTATTAATTGAAAGATTTCTTTCAAATTCATTATTTGATGATTTCTGTGTTATAGTAAGCTCTTCTAATTTATCAACCATGGCGCCGAGAACTTTTTTCGATTCATCCGTTCCAATTTTAAGCTTATCCATCAATTCATAAGACTTAATTTTGTCCATTCCTCTAAGTCTTAAAGCAAATTGTTTAATAAATTCCAAAGAATCTTTATTAAACAAACCAGTAGCAGATTTTGGAGTCATGTTCATAAATTTGGCAAACAATCCAATATTTTCACCTACAGCAGTAAACAATCTAGCCGTACCACCAGCTGCAATTTCAGATTTAATACCTAAATTTTCTAAAAATGCACCAAGTGCTAATGTATTTTGCAATGATGGAGACATATTATCAGCCAATGCTCCCATACGAAGTGCAAAATCTGTAATATTATAAGCTGTTGCTGCACCTTGTTTCGATAATTCATTTATCGCACTACCGGTACGCATAATTTGCTCAGCAGGATTCATTCCTCTAGTCTCTTTGAATATACCGCCTAATTTAGCAACGTGTGTTATTGCTTCTTCTACATTCCCACCATATGACTTGCTGAAAACAGTAAAAAACTTATTTCCTGCATCCGTAAACGATAATAAATCTTTTTTTGCAATACCTAATTGACCACCAACTTCCGCCATTTCAAGCAAAGAATCTATTCCAGTACGTGTTTTAGTTGACATTTTCAATACTTGATCTCCGAACTTTTTAAGCTCTTCTCCTTGCATTTGAGTTGTCTTACCTACATTGACTAATCTGTCCTCAAAATCTGCCGCTCTATTAGCCGCCAATCCCATTGGAGCTAACATGGAAACACCAATTAACCCTGCCGTTCTTGCTACCGCAAAAGATTTTGAACCAGCTTGATGGAAACGATCCATCGCTCCAGTCATTTTATTAACTCTCTGTGAAAATCTATCAACGGCAACAAAAACCGTAGGTATCGTTAATTGTCTCATTTATTCGCTATTATTTTTTGCTCCGATTTTTTCATACCAGTATTCAATAGAACGAAAGTCCATATCGTCGAGATACAGACTTTCGATTTCTTTTATTGACCACCTAAATTCAAATGCTACAAATTGTATCATTGAATCCAAATATTCGGAGCTTACAAGAAAAAATATGCTATCGCACTTGCAAGACTTAAATCTTCCGTATCCATCGAACGAATTAATCCGCTATTCATTTCTGTCAATGCGGAAATATAGGCAATAATTCTACCATCAATATCTCCACTCTTAACATTTGCTAAATGGTTGTGTAATTCTCCAACACTCAAACGAGGTTTGAATTTTAAAACATCAACACTATCACCGATTTTAAATGATAGTTGGAAAAAAATTTCCTTAGTCTCTTCGTTAAGTGACATTATGCCATCCTCGAATGCTAGTGTTAATGTTTCAATATCGTTTTTCAATGCTTCACGCTTTGATTCACGAACTCTTTTGAAGTCTAACCATTCTAAAACTTCTCTTTTTGCTATTTCTTTACTGACTGCTTTCATTTCCTTAAACTATTTTCTTTAAACTACCAAATACTACTTTCAAGTCGATTAAACCTGTTTTAACGTTCGCATCCAAATTACCAACGGGAATGCCTGCACCAGAATAAACCGAACCATTTACAACGGAAAAAGTATAATTCGCAGGTGCAGGATCCGCAGCCAGTTTCTTTAATGTTTCCAAATCTTTACGAGTATTCATATCGTTTTCAATTGACATTTGAAAAAACGCTCTAATACGTGTTTTTTCTTGAATCAATTGTCCGTTTGATGTAATACCATCCTCAGAATCACCATTAATGAATCCTCCAGTGTTATACGTACTGTCCGTATTTGCTTTAGGGTAAAACACACCCGATCCAATTTTCGGGTGGTTATATGTTACCTCTAATAAATCACCATGTACTGCCATGTGCTATTATTTTTATTAATTACCAAAATTAAAACCAGCTTCCGCAGTTGTACTAGAAATTCTAGCAACTCCAGAACGCTTATATCTAAAAAATGTCTCTAACCTATCAGGATTAGTAGATGAAAGATCAACTTCGATTGACTCTTGCATAAATGATGCGTCTGCAATTAATGCTCTATTTGACAAATTATCCGCATAATCAAATAAAATAGCTTTCCATTGTTTTGGTTTAACTACTTTCGGAGCATTTGTAACATCATCATCATTAACAATAACGTGATCTACTACATTTGTTTGCTCCAATAAGAAATACCCATAACGAACGTTATAATCAAGCATTAAATTACGAACAAATCTAAATTGTGGAACTTGTTCACCAGATAAATGATATGTAGTTACAAAATCTTGAACTTGATATTTTCCTGCAACTAAATCAACAGTAGAATTTCCTTTCTTAACGTAAATATCTCTATTTTCATAAGATTGCATTGATCCAATTGTAGATGGAGTAGGCATGTCAGGATAAGACAATCCGCAAACGTCTAAATGAGGATTTTCATTTGAAGTTGTTGCAAGTAAGTGACACATATTTGCTGCAGCTTCCAATGGGTGACCTTGTGACAATGGGGCTGGACAAATTGCAACAGTCATTTCAGATGAACGAGCATTTGTAATTGCACTATCATTATCAGCAACAGAACCAGTTAACGCAACAAACGGCTTGAAAACAATTCCTCTGTATCGTCCAGTTGGATTTTCCGGATCAGCAATACCATTAAAAGATTCTAATTCATCTAAAACAGTTGTTTCAGTACCATATGTATTTACTACTATTGTATTCCATTCGTTTGAAAACAAATTTAATGACGTAGTAACTGAAGGTTGACCTGTTCCGTTTACTTTAGTAAGCGCAATAACAACATTAGGATCAGTACATGAAATAGTAGCGTTTAATGCAGCACTAGTTTTTCCTTTCCATTTAGAAGTGAGTAAAATTCCATATGATACCGAACCCGTATAAGCAATTAATGTTTGATTTGCAACCATGTTAGTTCCATTAGCTGAAGCTGGAATATATTCTCCAAAATTAGGTGCAATTGTTGTTTTTCCACCAGCAAAAACAACACTTGATGCTTTTCCAGTCCATGTTTGAGGTACTAACGCAGCGTCTAAATATGTAAATGAAATGTCAGTTGTATTTGCAATAACACTAGCTGTAACATCAATTGGAACTTCAATTACGTCAATTATATAACCAAAACCACCTGGAACAGAAACTGTTTTAACAGTTAATGCAGAACTTAAAGTAGTGGAAGCTGTACTAGTTGTTAATGACGCAGAGAATGGACTTGATAAATTTGAATTAATTGAATCAATAGCCTTTTGCATTGTTAATATTGGACTTGCTACTGTGTCTACTGAGTAACTTTTTCCATCCAGTGAATCACGTCCAGCAATATTAATTTCAAGTTTTGAACCCTCAGCAATACTAACGGTAGATGCTATTTTATTTGTTTCAATAGTTGTAACCGTAGCTCCTGCTGCTTTCAATTGTGGATAAGCAATAACTGGAATACCGCCTACACCATCCGATTGTAACGGCTTCAAAATTCGCATAGCCATATGGATTGGAGAACCATATCCAAATAAATCTCCTGCTTCTTTTGCTGTTTTTAACTCAACAGGCGAAGTTGTTAAACCTGCTTGTTTGTCTTCATTTGCCTCTCCTAAGATGGCAATTCGTTGTGGTAGATTCGGCGCAACAGTTCTAAAATCACCCTTTGTGACTTTATATCCTACTACACGTGAAATCAAATCTAATCCTACCGCATTACTTGGCATATTTTTATAAATTAGAATTACGTAATAAGCCCAAATATAAATCCTACATATAAAAAAACAAATGAATACCTAAAAAAAGAACAATTGTTTTACATTCGGAAATTATATTAACTTCGCAACGTTTTCTTCTTTTTAATGGTTTGGTTGATGCCATGAAAGTAGCCGTATCTAATACGGCTACTTTTTATTTTTAAGCAAATTCACATAATCAGCCCACGTTCCATTGATAATTTTGTATTCTTTAAATATTCTTGTAAGAAATATGTCTTTTACAACCATTGCATATAAACGGCAGTCAAATAAGTGGTTTTGATGTCTATTTGATTTTTTCTCCCAACGAAACATTCCTTTATCATCTATTATTTTATGTTCGGCTTCAAAATGACTAAAGTAATTATCGTATTTATATTTTTCGTCCGTAGTAAATGGAAAATTCATAAATCCATAAGGTTGTACCGAATTAAATTCTGGATTCCATTTCAATTGCATATTTTCACTAAGTAAATCCTTCGTGTAATTATTGGCAGTCAAATATAAATCGTTACGTTCTTTTGATGGACGAAATGTTTTCTGGTCCGAATAAGCACTAATTGGTTTCGCATCATCATCCCCTTTTAATAAAACGATACGTTGATTCGTTGTATTTGCAAATTGATACGCATAATTTGTATAAACACCACTATCAAGTCCTGCTAAAAATATTCTCATATTTTTTCCGCTTGAATCATTTACAAATGTCGTATTTAATATTTTTTCAAATTCAGTCCATACGGAACGTTCCGCACCCATTCGATAAGTCCATCGTTCACGCTTACTTTCTTTGTCTCTATTAACGAACGTTCCAATGCTTCCATGTAAAATTGAATAAGTTGCTCCACTTTCGGAATGAGCAACAATTTCATAATCCAAACGAGCATCGTCTTCCAATCCGTTCATATCCGAACCCAACGTAATTAAAATGATATTTCCATTTCCATCCGCTAAGGACAATTTTTCGGGAATTGTACCAATTGTATATGGACGACAATTTTGTTGTAATTGATTAGCTTTAATTGAAATTCCCGTAGGTTCGTAAGGTTCGCCCAAAACAAGGTTTTGAAACGTTTGCCACTTTTTTTCATTTCGAGCTTTATTCGGTGGACATGCTTCTAAATATTGTCTAACATATTTCGTCCACCCATACATAAATGATGATCCGTACAATGCGGAAATGTGAAATGAAATAAATGTTGGATCAACCGCTTTTGCCGTTGGAATATATTTTCCTAATTTTATAATTTCAGTCTTTACAGATTCATCAAAAAATCCCATACACTTTTGACATGTGTAACCAACCGATTCGGGAATCAATTCATTCTCTTCATTCAATTCATAAGTTATACCTCCAAATTTATCATTTGTATTTTCAATTTTTATTTGCCATTCCAAAACAATAAATTCTCCACAACAAGGACAAGGAACATGCCATTTCCTTTGATCTCCTTTTAAGTAAACTGGATGAATGTTTGAAGTTGCTTTTAATTCTGGAGTAGAAATATAAAACAATTTCATTTTTTTAGCGTATGCTGCAAAACGTTGCTCAATCATTTCTTGCGTACTTCCAGATTCTTTTGTGGATGATCTCATGGATTCAAAATCGTCTATAAATCCATATTGCATCGAAATATTACGTAAATACTTATGATTGGCAATTCCTAGTTTCAAATATCCACCAGGATAATCTTTTCTTTGATCCGTATCACCAGATTTATTGTTTTTTGCCCTATTTGAATTGGATCTAATGAAGTGACGAATGCTAGATGAATCAATCATTCGATCAACTTTATTCATTGCATCAGAAATCAAGTCTTCGTGACCTACTAAAAACAATATATTGCCAGGATTTTGTGAAACAATCCAACCAATTCCAGCTTCAATTACACCAGTAGAGAATCCAATTTGCGCTCCTTTCATAATAGCAATTGTCCTTGATGGGTGATCGTTGGATAAACAATCTACAATTTCACGTGTATATGGTGAATTATCGTAACGAAACATACCTGGAATTGGAGAAACGTCCGAAGTCATCATCCTATTTGCTTCACACCATTCGGAAGGTTTAATGCTAGAAATTGACACATTCGCTGCATCAAGTAATTTAGAAATTTCGTTGTCGTAATCTAAAAAATTATTCATCCGTTTCGCTTTCTATTGTTTCAACCGAACTACTTTCGTTAATTATACTCTTAATGCTTTTTTTAGCTTCAATTATTGCATCCGAATGAGAAATGTTAATCAAATCAATTAAACGTCCGTTAAATTCCGCTTCCAATTCCGCACTCATTTTTGTACGACTTGAAATTTCAAGCATCAATTGATCCGCTCCATTTTTATAATTTGACTGCAAAGAATGTCCGAGCATTCCAATTACATTCATGACTAAATCCGTAGGAATATTTTCACCTCTCAACTTTTGTTCCTTCAATTCGGAAAGTCTTGTTTGAGATTCTTTGTATCGAATTTCCGCTTCCTTTTTTGCTTTGTCTAAATCAGCAATTGATTCAGAGGTTCGTTCGACTTCCGTGGGAACAAAATCTTTTAAAATTCTTTGCTTCGGTTTGCTTAAAGGTGGTTGTTTTAATTTTTTAGCTTCAACAATTGGAGTAGGTTCAACTTTTGGAACGCTTTCCACTTTTGGAGCTTGAACTTTTGGAACTTCAATTTTTGCACTTGCATTTGCTTTTTGTCGTTCAATCCAAATTTTATTTTCAAGAACAGTATCATCAACAAACTCCCCCGATAAAAGAATTTTACCTCTCTTTACCGCCATCGTTACATGAGCTTGACTTTTATTTAAAAGTTTTGCTAATTCGCTTTGTTTGTAGAATGCCATTTCTTTGTGTTTCTTAAAACTTTCCTTCTAATTCTTCTAGGTTGTTTGCTCAACATATCTCCATTAAAAACATCCTGTAAATCTTTACCGATTTTTATTTTTTGAGCTATCGAAATATTATAAAATATTACACTCATTGCAATCAAAAAAATGCTTGTTAACAATCCGTAAAATTCAGGATTTTTAATTGATAAAAACATTCCACAAATTCCTGATACAAAAAAAGTTAGTTGCGAAAAATAGATAATTTTTCTTTCAAGTTTGAAGCGTTCAATCCTATTCATGTTAAGTATGGTTTCGACAAATTTAAAAATTTATTTTAACATGGGACTTAACAACGACCAAAAAAGTGACATTCACCCTAAAAGTCGGGGGTCGCATCCCATTGCGGGACGCAAAAAATCTCTCAGGAGTACCTTTTACCTCGCTATCAACAAGTTAGCATGATACAGCCACCTGGTTCTACTGAACTGGATACAAACCAACGCGAAAAGAAACGATTTAAGACGCTTTGAACGTTCGAACCATACCAACATACCACAACACCACCAACAAAGCAATAGAAACGATTTAAACTATAAAATAAACGTGTTCAATGATCCAACCGACCAACCAACAAACGAATGATTACGATTGATTCTATGTAAATAAATAGTTTACATTGATTGTCAATTGATTACAAATAAAATGACACTATTAAAAATTTTAGGCACGGGCTTATAGTGTTGTTTATCAATTAGATAAGCTGGATTAAGTCGTTTTGTTCCGATGGTTACGAAACATTTTGGATTTTGTAACCGTTTTTGTAACCGTGTAAATTGCTGGTTATGTGCGTTTTATATTATATTATATATACATTACTACAATAATAATAATAATAATATATATAGGGATTTTTTTTATATTAATTATTTTTATTATTATTATTTTTTATAAAAATATGGGGTATATATTTCGCCGTAGTTTTTGTTCTTTTGCGTAACATATTAAAAATAAGACTATTATTAGGAACACAAAAAAAATCGGTTACAAAATATTTTTGTTCCGATAAAATAAAAAGTTACATATATATTCATAAAACTATATTTTATTGCATTTATGTTATTAAATTAAAATGTGCATCATTGAGTACATTGTGCATCATTGAGTACATTGTGTTTGTGCATCGATATGTACAATGTATACATTAATGCACAAGCTAAATGTATACGCTAATGCACAATGTATACTTTTATGCACATTAAAAATGTGCATCGATATGTACAATGTGCATTAAAGTATACATGTGTTTATTATTTAGAATTATTATAAATTAAATAAAATAAGCAAATACACTATCTTAGTGTATTAATAAAAGATATATATTTGCCCTCGTAGAGTGGACGCTACAATAAGAACTTTTTAAAATCCCTGCATTGACGAGACGTCCACCTCTGATTTGTGGGGTTTTTTATTTTATGGAAATTTGGAAACCAGTAAAAAATTATGAGAATATTTACGAGGTTAGCTCACTTGGTAGAGTTAGGGAAATTAAAACAAATAAGATTTTAAAGCAGAGTAAAAATAGAGGATCTCAATTATTAGTAAGTTTAATAGGAGATCATTTTAAAGGTAGTTATTCTGTTAGAAATATTGTCGCCGAGTCTTTTTTAAATTACAATAAAACATCAAAAAAAATTGTTTATCATATTGATTATAATTTATCAAATAATAGCGTTGAAAATTTACAAGTAATTTCAAAAAAAGATTATGAAAAAAAACAACGATATAATGAAACAAGACAAGACGGAGTTACTTACATAAAGGAAGTGAATAAATGGGCTGCCGTATTCAATCATAATAAAAATTCAATTTCTTTAGGCTTATTTGATACTGAAAAAAATGCGATTGCTGCTATCAAAACAAAATTTAAGAAAAAACACGTTTTAATTAAAAAAGGCGTCTACTTTCACCCATTCACTAAAAAGTATAGAGCTATCCAGTTAATTGAAGGAAACCCTAAATTTTTAGGATCTTTTAATACTTCGCGTGAAGCTTACGAATTTTATTTAATGAATAAATTTTTAAAATAAAAACAAATGAAAAATTTAAAATATTTAAAGCATTTTGAACTATTAAAAATAGATGCGTCTTATAATACAGTAAGAGTAAGAGTTCAGCGTCACAACGCAAAGTATAACGATAATGTTCGATTAACAAAAATTAATAATAATCCATACGTTTATAGAAATTTTTTCGACATCAAAGAAGTTGATCACAACACTATGTATACTTTGATCGACCAATTAAAAAACTCACTTGAAAAAATCAAGATTTTTGAATCGGATGAGGATATTTTATAATTTAGAATTAATATAAATAACTAAAAAAATTTAATAAACACTTTGCGCATTAAAATTTTTTAATACATTTGTAAAAGAAACAACAACCAAAAACAAAAAAGATTATGAAAACAATTTTATTTTATTGGATGCTTACAACTGGAGCGATCCAACCAACCGAAAAAAATGATGGTGTACAAATGTACAGTTTAGAAAAAAATAGTATTAAAATAGAACTGGCCTACAAAGAGGAAATTATTAATTTTCTTGAGACTGAATCCTTTGAATATGATGATTTTTTAACTGATAAAAATTAAGATAATGACAGCGAACCAACTAAAAAAAGCAATTTTAAAAGCTAATATAAATTTAAACGGCTTGACTTTCGAAAAAAATTGTATAGAAATTTGTGTTGATTACAAAGAAATAAACGGCTTTGGCGATTGCAACCAAACAAAAACAAAAAGAGTATTAAACCAAATCAAAAAAATATTTCCCTCCTGGTCCAGCGTTACTAGTACAGGATATGGCGCAAAAAGATTAAATTTTGATTTCGTGCCGTGCGAACTGGTCCGAAATAATATAGACTAATTAAACCTCCCAAAAACGGGAGGTTTTTTTTGATCTTATTTTCTTATTTATAATCAATATAAATAAATAAATATTTTTAATAAATAGTTTTGATATTAAAAATATTTAATATCTTTGAAGTGTAGAAACAAACTAAAAAAAAGAAATCATGAACGCATCAACTAATTTATTCGAATTAAAAAAGATCCAAACTAATTTTCCAAAAGTGAAAATAACAGGATCAGAAACGGCTGCCGAATTTATCCGCCAATTTTACGGTGATGATATAGAAATTTTTGAAAGTTTTTTTATCTTATTGCTCGATCGTAATAATCAAACAATCGGTTATTCTAAAATAAGTCAGGGCGGTATCTGTTCGACTGTGGTAGATGTTCGAATAGTTGCGAAATATGCGATTGAATCGCTTTGTAGTGGTGTAATTTTAGCGCATAATCACCCGTCAGGCAATTTAAACCCATCTGGACAGGATGTCGAAATTACTAACAAAATCAAAAAAACTTTACAAATTTTTGATGTTATGGTTTTGGATCACATTATTTTAACGGCTGATTCTTATTATTCAATGGTAGATAACGGAGCAATTTAATTAATTAAAATTTTAGAAACTATGAAAGCAAAAGATTTAATTAGCTTAATCTTCAAAACAGAAGAAAGCAAAGAAATTCAAAACAGTATTTTTTACAATCAATTCGGTATAATTGGCGCGTATTTTAATAAACAAGCTAAAGATATTATTAATGAACGTTTAAAAGATCAATTGAACGATTTACATAAAATTGCCTGCGAAATACAAGAATCTAATCCAGAAAAAAGCGAAGGTATTTTATACACCATCAATCAAATTTCATCATTTAATAATTTATAACCATGAGAGCATTAAACGAAAAGAAATACCAATTTTTAAAATTATGTATTTCACTAACAAAACAAGGGTTTAATTTTGTTAAAGATCCAATCAATGAATTTCAATTAATATTTGATAATTCAAACAGAAAAAGACTAATCCAACCAGAAACAAAACTTCCATTTGTTGACAGTATTCAATTTAACGATAGAAATACAAATTCTATTTATTTTAATCAATGGAGCGATAAATTTTTAAAAACAATCTCATGAAAATTTACAATCAATTCACCGACAAATTTAACAACGAATACAAGTTTGATAATTACCATGACTTCGCTAAATTTTGGTTTAATTTAAACAGAAAAACGGCTATGAGTTATTTTCCTGAAAACTTCAAACAGCTTCAAAACACTGCATCTAATTCAAGAGAAGCCAGAAAACAAATATCATCATTTAATAATTTATAATTATGGAAACACTAGGAAATTTCATTTTTATTCTAATAATCGCTTTATTTATCTATATTTCAAAGATAATTTGCGAAAAATTAGACCGCCACAACGCACAGAAAAAACGTTTAAAAATTTTTTACGAAACATACATAGAACCATACAAAAAAAGAGTTTAAAAACTCTTTTTTTTGTGCCTATAAATTTTATTATATGAAGAAAAAAAACACTGTCCAGGTGAACGATCGCCTAGTCCGGAAAGTCTTTGAATTTTGTTTTAAGAATCAAAACATTCAATTCAAAGAATGTTTACTGTATGAAGATTATGACACCGCTTTAATTTACGCCTATCATAAGGAGGAAGAAATCAAACCAAAACATTTGAATTTTTTAATGTTTAGCTATTGCAAGCAAACAAATATAATTACTTATCAAATCAAATTCAACGACTTAATAGACCATGAAAAAACTATTTAAACTAATCAATATAATTAATAAACACGTAAACAACGCACGTTTAAAAAACTTGTTTTAATTCGTTTTAACGAACGTTTTTAATGTTAAACACATAAACATACATTCACGCACTAAAACAGCTCCAGATGTCACCAAAAACATATTTAATCCTGCTCCATTGTCACGCTTCAGCATTGATAGGGCTTTTGAGAAATTACATATTTTTCATAAGGCGACCCCGTCCGACCCCCTCGAAATTAGTCACTTTTACTCCAAAATGTTGACCTGACCAATTTTCACGAAAAATAGGTCGTCACAAAATTGAGCCAAAAAAACGAAAAAAAAAGATGCCACAAAATTCAATGAAAAAAATTGAACTAATCGGAAATTCCGAACAGTTGAAAAAATCACTACAAAAATCATTGAAATTTCGCCTATATATATAACATAATATGAGATGTTTTTTATTGATTGAAGCTATCTACCATTTTTTCACGAAGTCATAGTCACCACAAAATTTTGGAGATTTTTTGAGATTTTATATAGAATATTTTTAAATGATTTTATTTTGTGGCATTTATTTATAATTGATACAAATAAGAAACCGTTCCTATTGATATAGAAACGGTATACTAAATTAGTCAACTACAAATAGTCAAAAAAACTGGATTTTTTTGGTAATTTTTGAAATGACTTCATTTTTGGAAAAATTATATTTCTCTCATAATTTCAAAAATCTCACTTTCTTGAATATTTTCAATGTATTCTTGCATCAATGAAACTTTGTAGCAAATTTTTGAATATAATTCACCATCGAATTTTCCTTTAAAACGTCTTATGCGTAAATAGTCAGGAAAATTGGAAAAAATCATTTTTTTTTCAATTGACTTATAAAATTCCTCCTCCATTTCATCAAGTCCTAGTTCAAATTGTTGTTTTCTTGCTTCACGTTCAATCAAATAATCTGGAGTATCCATCAAGGTATAAATAATCGAATAATTTTCACGATCCCACAAAGCGCAATAGCCAATTCCTTGATATTTGTAACGTTTTGTTTTAAGTGAACTATCAAAGAGTGGAAATGTACTTGAATCCCAGGAGCATTTAATGTCGATTATTTCCGAGTCAAATTCATCGTCAATGTCACATTCACCAATTATAAAATCGTTTTGTTTTCGGAGCTTATTTTTCTCCCAATATGAATATCCGAATTTTTTGGAAACATATTGAATTGCTTCGTTTTCCTTCTCAATTCCCTTAGTCAAATATTTTGATTGAATGCTTGATGAAAATGTTTCTCCATATAATTCTGGCTGCGACTTCATCCAATTAAACATTACTTTGTAGGTTGAATCGGTAAATTCTTTTTTCTCAGGTGAAATGTCCGCAATTTGCGAACACCTCACTTTAAATTTTTTAGAGAATTTCATCGTCTTGATTTATGTTTCGTAAAATTGCTAAATTTTCATCCGTTATTTGTCTAGTTTCTAGCAATTGTTCAATTGAAGACGTTCCATTTTTAATAGCTTCAATTGCAGCGTTCCATTTTGGATTTTCTGGACCAAAGAAAGGTTTTTCAACTTTGATTATTGGAGCTTCCGAACGTACACGAACCGCATCAACAAAGTCACCGAATGCCCTTACTTTAATTGTGTAAAGAGTAATGTATTTTCCAACCCAATCCTCTACATAAGGAGATTTTAATGCTTTTGCGATCGCTTTACTATTCGTTGCATTTACAATTAATGGTTTATGCCCTTCAATTTGAGCAACCATACACAATTCTTTTTTATCTCCATTTTGAACAGGTTCTTGTTTAATGGATGTAATTCGAACATTTAATTCAAATGTTTTGTCTTCGTTAAACAAGTCTTGACTTCCGAAATAGTCATTGTTTTTGAGTTTTTTCCAATGTGTTTTCATATTTTTTTTAATTTATTTTAACAAAGATATGTATTTATCGAAATATTTAATATTTTTGTATAAAATCAATTAAAAATATGGAAACAATTTATTTTCAACCTCTAGGAATTAATCCACAATATTGTGAAGCTGGAATAATTTCGGAAACGGATAAAGATTTTATATGGTATTTAAGTGAACCTTGTAAAATTTTAATTAGCGATGTTAAAATGATCCCAAAAGAAAATGTAGTGTACGATAAAAAAAGTCGTTTATATAGTGTTATTTCGTCAAATGGATTATAACGTTTGAGAATATGTGTTCGTTTTAATGACACATATTCTTTGTTATACTTAGTTAATTTTTTGTTTTACAATTAAAAAAAAAGAAATATGGAAAAAATGTTAAAAAAACTTATGGAAATTAAACCATCTGATACTAAGTTAGATGGTCAGATTTTGTTTATGGAAGCGTTAAACGGTATTATTAAGACACCAATAACAATATCTATTCTAAATTCATTAAAAGAACTAAAAGGTATTAAACAAAATCAATTAGAAAAACTCAAAACAAAAAATTAATTGATTATAACGGTGGGTATATGAAAAGTAGCCCAACCACGAATTTTGAACATAGCACGAAACTTTCATGGGCTATTTTTTATATACCGTGTTATCGTTTCGCTGTTTTTAATCAATTTAATTATTAATGATATGACAAATAAAGACGTTTTTAAAATTTTACTTGCCTCTTATGGTTATGATAGAAATATTAAAATTGAAACCTACAGAGGCGATGAAGGTTGTTTAGGCTATGATATATATGCTGAAAACAAAGAGGGTGATGAATATCACGAAATTGCTTGTGAAGATTTCATGTTTCATTTTTACCTGATTTTAAACTACATGAAAGAACAAAACCAACCATTTAAAAGTGATTGGTGGAGTGTAAGAATTAAAGATGTATGTGACGATGGAATAAGAGATTCATTAGTGAAATCATGGGATAAGCGTGATAGCAATAATAAAAAATGGGCTATTGCACATAAACCTATACAAGAATGGCATGAAAAGAACAACCCTTGCCCAACTTGCACCATTAATAAAAAAGACCATTGGGATAGTATCCATTATAACTGTGAATTAAATCATACACATAGTTGTAAAATTATTATAGAACATTACGAAAAACTCACGGAAATGAGAAAGAAAATCAATATATCCGAGTAGCTGTTTTTTACAGTGAACGATAACGTTTTGCAACTTGGCGAACCTTGGATGTGTACGTTTTTTCGCCAAATTGCTGTTATAGTCTGGTAGCGACTTAAAGAATAAATTTAATTAGAACGAAAAATGGAAAAAGAAATAAAAAAAAGCGAGGGCAAAAATTTACTTGTATTGTTTTCAGGTGGTAGAACTTCTGCTTTGATGTGTAAATTTATAAAAGAACATTCAAAATATAAAGATTGGAATGTGTTGTTTGTTTTTGCTAATACTGGAAGAGAAAGAGAAGAAACTTTACAATTTGTAAATGAATGTGATAAACGTTTCAATCTTAATCTTGTTTGGATAGAGAGTGTTATAAATTCTGAAAAAGGAATTGGATCGGGATTTAAAATTGTAAATTTTGAAACTGCTGAAAGAAGAAATGTAGTTATTCATACAGAATCTTTATTTTATAAATTATGTGAAGCGTATGGTTTACCAAGTAAATTATTCAGACATTGCACGAGAGAATTAAAAGAGGTTCCTATACATAAATATGCCTTTTCAATATTTGGAACAAAGGATTATTTTACAGCATTAGGAATTAGAGCAGACGAAAAACATAGAATTTCATCAGATCCAAAAAAAGTTTACCCATTAGCGGAATTAAATGTTGACGAAAAGTTTATTCGTGGATGGTGGAAAATGCAAGATTTTGATTTGAATTTAAAAGATTATGAAGGGAATTGTGATGATTGTTTTTTAAAATCAAAACGAAAAAAAATAACATTGATAATTGAAGAATTAGAAAAAAATAGTGCTGAATATTTATTTTGGAAAAAATTAGAAGATGAATTTGCAACAGATAGACAGCCAATGTTTGATGTTTACAGAAATTTATCTTTAGAAGATTTAATTGATGAGGCGATATTGATACATAACGGTAAAAAACAATTTAGAAAACAATTAGATAAAGAAGAAGAACGAGAAATGCAAACAATCTTTTTTGAACCAGAATATGATTTAGAATTTGATTGTTTTTGTAAAGCGAATTAAAAAAGTGCGATGGCTTTTTATTTCTTTTTCCTGCACAAAATAATATTGGAACGAGAAACTAAGCTATCGACTATAACACGCATATACACGCAATGCGTATACACAATAAAAAAAAATAAATTAAATTTTTTTAATCTTACATCAAAATAATCATTATATTTGTAGAAATTATTAATCAATCAAATGAAAGCAACAGATTTTATCGAAGAAGAATGCAAAAAAAGAAACATTAAATTGTTTGAATTTTTAGCTCAAAGTGGAGTAAGCCGTGAAGTATGGCATTATTGGAGATTAAAGAACCCAAAATCTTTAGATCAATGGTTCAAATTATTAAGTAACTTAAATCAACACGATAACAATGAACAAGACAATTCTAACGGGTAATGTAGGCAAGGATGCCGAAATTAAAACATCAAGTGATGGAAGACAATTTGCAGTATTTAATGTTGCAAATACGGAAAAATCAAAAGATAATGAGATTACCAATTGGTACTCATGTTTCATTCAAAACGAAAGAATGTTACAATCTACATTGATTAGTTACATTAAAAAAGGTACAAAAGTTTTAATTGAAGGGAAACTTTCTGCTAGAATCTGGACCAAAAATGATGGAACAATTGAAGTAAATTATGTTCTAAATGTAAATAATTTAGAATTATTAGGTGGTGGTGAAAGAAGAGAAATAACACCTCCAATTGTAACGGAACAACCTATTGAGCAACCAGTAGTTTTAAATGAACAAGCAATAGTAACGGAAGACGATCTTCCATTTTAAAATAAAAAACCATGTTATTTCAATCAAAAATCAAGTACACAAAACAATTCGAAGACGGATCATTCAAAAGAGTTAGTGAAGAATATTTATTTGCTTCCGAATCATTTACGGATTGTGAAGCTAGAATAAATGAAGAATTAGGAAAACAAATAAGAGGTGAATTTAATATATTAGCTATTAAATTAGTTTCTTATGAAGACATTTTTATTGATGAATCCGATAAAGAAGTTTTGTTTTTTTCATGCAAAGTGAAGCATTTAAATTTAGATTCGGAAAAAAATGTTAAATCTAAATTTTTAATTTCCGCTCCATCAATTGAGGATGCTCAAAAAGATTTAAAAGAAATGTTAGGTCCAGTTTTACATAACTTCGAACTTGAATCAATTGTTGAGACTAAAATAATTGAGTTTTTCCCACATGAGGAGGTTTGAAACACCTAGACAAATAACGGAGTTCAAATGTAAAGTAAACACTTACTTAAAAGCAGGGTGGAAGGTTGATGAAATAGCCGACCACCTTGGAGTAAGTAAAAACTTATTAAGAAGTTATTACAAAATGATTCCGTTAATAGTCGCTCCATCATTAGGTCATAAAAACGAATCATATCTAAGTGAAAACGAAATGATTTTAGGTTATAAAGTTCCAACTTATGATGAATTGAGCGAATCGGAAAAAGAAATTTTTAACAATTTAAATTAAATAAAATGTACAAAGTAAATAGACCATGCTTATGGTTTTGCAAAAACGATAAAGTAAGCAAAGAAGATTTAGAGAAATACTTCAATCAAGAAGCAATAAAACAACTAATTATAGATGGTTTTATTGAGGAGATTAAAATTGAACGTGTTTTACCAAAAAGCTGGGTAGAGTTAAGGAAAGTAAAAGGATTTTACGTTGATGATGATAGCGAAGTATGTACGGCATTAAATTTTGATCTTGGATATTCAACAGATTTAGATAATCAAAATATTTTCCCAACAGAAGCGGAAGCAGAAGCATGTTTATCGCTATCTCAACTTTGCCAATTAAGAGACGCATACAATGGTGAACCTTTAGCAAATTGGTGTGATTGGAGTAATGGTGATCAAATGAAATATATTATTTATCTTAATAATAATAGGATTGATAGAGCTTCATGGTATAATTCACATGGTGTATTATCGTTCAAAACAGCCGAATTAAGAGATACTTTCTTAGAAAATTTTAAAGATTTAATCGAACAAGCAAAACCGCTTTTATAATCTGAACCATGAAAATTAAAATTAGCACTAGAGTTGTTTTAATCTTTAAAGATTATGTTTTAAAATTTCCAATTAGTTTAAGAGGTTATTTGCAATGTAAACAAGAAGAATTTATATGGGCAAAATATGGTCATTTAGGACTTCTTGGAGAGCTTTATTGGTGCAAAAGAGGGATTGTATGCATGAAGCGATATAAACCCGTAAAAGAGGTTCATCATTTAGAAGTTTTTAAAATTAAAAACAATATTGAAGAATTAGATATAGTTATGTGCGATTTATATAAATATAGCAATTGGGGAATTGATGATAATGGTAAAAAAATATTAATTGATTATGGAATTAGTGAATTAATCTCAAAACTTTATAATATATGAAAACATTATTTTTTTTAGCGACATTTTATGGTGGAGTTTTCCATGGTAGATTAACCGCTTCGGGTGAAAAATTCGACAAAAACAAATTTACTTGTGCATCCAATTATTATAAAATAGGTACAATGTTAGAAGTAACCAATATTGCCAATGGTAAATCCGTTGTCGTTAAAGTAAACGATCGAGGTGGATTCAAAGGTATGAAATTAGACTTATCGGAAGGAGCATTTAAAAGAATTGCCAATTTAAAACAAGGAGTTTTAAAGGTTAAAGTAGAAAAATTTAATGAGTTATAATATGGAACAGTATTTCATTAAACAAGGACGAAAATATGTGCCAGCAGGAGTTGATTATCCTAACTTGCACGATGGAATTTGGTTGGTTACAAAGAATACCAAAAGAGCATGTAATCTAGTGTATTACATTGGAGATTTAGAAAAACCAGCAAATCTACAAAACCATGCGTTTTTACAAAGTTTTAGCGATGATTTAGGTATGTATATACAACAGATACAAGACAATCAATCCAATGAGTTTAAAGACGCTAAAAATACTCTAGGAGGTTGGATTCAAGAACAAATAAAAATTAGTGGTATTAGTTCAAACGATTTAGCAACATTATTAATGAGATTTTTAAGTGAGAAGTTATGAAAACGGCAGTAGAATGGTTATATAACCAACAGATAGAATATCCATTAGGAGATTGGGAATATTTTTTAAAAAAAGCCCTTGAAATGGAAAAACAACAAATAATTGATGCTGTAAAATCTACCGATTATATTATTGGTGCAACAAATAAAGAATCGGAAGAATTTGCTCAACAATATTACAACGAAACATTTAAATCAAATTAAAATGAAAGTAGAATTATTAGATACATTTGGAAATGATGCCATGGTTACATTGGCAGCTAGAGTAAGTTTTGATAAATTATCAAAAGATTACACGGAAGAGCAAAATAACAAACTATTATCTTATTTGGCACGTCACAATCATTGGTCGCCATTTAGTCATCCACGTTTACAATTTAGATTGCAAATTCCAATTTATGTTGAAAGACAAACTGTTAAAACACAGGCAGGTGTCGAGTATAACTCGATAAGTGGTCGTTATGTCGATTTTTCAGATACATATACGCTTATTCGAGAATGGAGAAAACAAAGCAAAGATAGTAAGCAAGGTAGTGCTGAACCTTTGAGTTTTGAGATACAAGAACAATGTAATATTATTGAGCATAACGTTGTTGAGTTTTGTAAACAAGCATACAATGACTTAATAAAATTAGGAGTTTCGAAGGAACAAGCTAGAACTATTTTACCATTAAATCTTAATACTACAATGGTATGGACTGGATCGCTTTTTTCATTTATTCGATTATGCAAACAACGTTTAAAATCGGACGCTCAACAAGAAACTAGAGAATTGGTTGCTGAAATGCTAGATCAAGTAAAAGAAAAAGGAGTTTTTAACGAATCATTTAAAGTTTTTGGATTATGATAAAAGAAATTTATTTAAAAGAATTAGAAAACATTGCGGAACAACGCAAAAAATTGGACGAATTACAAGCCGTTACAAGACAAAAATACATTGATTTTAACGCTCCGTGTTCAATTGGTGATGAAGTTATGATTACACTTGCTTCTGGACGTAAAGTAGAAGGTATTTGTACCGAACTTGGAATTTTAAAAGATAAAAATGTTCATGTAACGGCATATAAAGTTGGATCAAAACAAATGTATATTACTGTTCCGAATGTTAGTGTTGATGTACTTTATTTTTAATTTTTTATGTCAACAAAAATTTGTAATAAGTGTAATTTAGAAAAAAACGTATCAGAATATCAAAAAGATAAAAGACGTTTAAATACTCAAAGCTATTATCAACAACCATGTAAAGATTGTCGTAATAATCAAAAAAAAATGAAACGTAAAATTGATTATTATCAAAATTTTTTATCCAATGGAACAGTGAAACATGGCTTTATAAAAAGACATTGTACAAATTTAAAAAGTGAAAATATAGATGAAAAATTTGTTGGATTAGTTCGTCAAAATATTTTTCTCAAAAGAGAATTAAAAAGGGATTATAAAACTTATTATTCAAATGGAATGCTTTTTTGTAATGTTTGCAATTCAATTGTTGTGATACGAGACGAAATAACAATTGATGCTATAATTGTAATTGTTGATACATTTAAAAAACTACATTCTCATGCTTGAAAAAGGTAAAAGATATTTGAATATTAAAGATAATTTGTTTTATGAAGTAATTGATTATATATTTTATAACGGAACAAATGAACATGCATTCACTTTTAAAATAGGTTTTGAATTAAAAAAAATAATTATAAAAGATAGTGAACTAGATTTATATCTTTTAAATTTTGAAATTAAAAAAAGTAATAAAATGGAAAATAAAAATTACATTGAAGAAACAAAGGATATTTTGATGCAAACAATTAAGGATTTAAAAAATGGAACTATTGATGTTAATATTGCCAATGGAATATCAAAAACTTCTCAAACATTAATTAATTTGCATAAGTTAGAAATCGACATTAAAAACAAAAGATGATTCAATTATTCGACTATCAACAAAAAGGAGTAGACGACATTAGGAATGCTTTTAGAACGAATGACAATGTGTTGTTCGTTCTACCAACGGGAGGTGGAAAAACAGTAGTTTTTTCGGAAATTGCAAGACTTTCAGTTGGTAAAGGATCAAATGTTTTAATATTAGTTCACCGAATAGAATTACTTCGACAAACTTCAAAAGCATTGAATAAATCGGGTGTAAAACATGGAATTATAAATCCAAAATATACACCTAGTAGATTCGAAAAAGTTCAAGTTGCTTCCGTTCAAACATTGGTTAAACGTTTAGATCAAATTGATCCTCCCGATTTAATTATTGTCGATGAATGTCACCATGCGGTTAGTTCTACTTATAAAAAAATTACGGATTATTTTTTCGATGCAAGAACATTGGGAGTTTCGGCAACTCCAATTCGTTCCGATGGTAAAGGTTTAAATGATTGTTACGATGAAATTGTTTCTGGTCCACAAATTAGTGAATTGATTAAACGAAAACGTTTAGTAAAACCAGTAATGTATGCTCCACCAACAAACATTAATTTTAGTAAAATTAAAATCGTGAGAGGGGATTACGACAAAAAAGAAATGTTGGGAATAATTGATAAACCTACAATAACTGGGGATGCGGTTAAACATTACACAAAATTATGTCCTAAAACTCCAGCGGTTGCATTTTGCATTTCAATTGAACATGCGGAACACGTTGCAAACGAATTTAGAAGTGCAGGATATTCGGCATATTCCGTTGATGGAACAATGGATGATGAAACACGTACACGTATTTTAAATGGACTTGGCAATGGAAGTGTTGATGTCGTTGCTTCATGTGATCTAATTTCGGAAGGTACGGATATTCCTGCAATTGGATGCGCTATTTTACTTCGTAGAACTTTATCAATGTCATTGTATTTGCAACAAGTTGGAAGAGCATTAAGAACTGTCGAAGGTAAAACACAAGCAATAATTTTAGATCATGTTGGGAATTACAAATTACATGGTTTTCCCGAAGACGATCGAGAATGGAGCTTGGAAGGTACAAAAAAAGGTAAAAGAGGTAAACAAGAAAGAGACGAAAATTTAAGAGTTTCTCAATGTGAATCATGTTATGCCGTATTTGAACCTGCACCAATTTGTCCTATTTGTGGTGAAGTACAAAAGCGTAGAGACAATATGATTGAACAAGTTGATGGTGAACTTGAATTAATAACGGAAGCGCAAAAAATAGCGATCAAACAAAGCAAGAGAATTGAAATTGCTAGAGCCAAAAAACTAGAAGACTTGCAAGAATTGGAGAAAAAATATGGGTATAAGAGGGGATGGGCAAATCATTTATTTAAGAGTAGAAATGAAAAATTGTTTTGATATGTCAAAATATTAAATATATTTGTAAAAAAAATCAATCTATTTAACCATGCAAGAACAAGAAATACAAAACATTATTAGACTTGCGTTGTCTAAATACACAAAATCAACAATTTTTAGAAACAATACGGGACAAGCATGGCAAGGTAATGTTAAGCGTACCAATACAGGTGGAGTTTACATCGAGCAAGCACGTCCCGTTCGTTTCGGATTAGTCAAAGGTTCATCCGACTTAATTGGATGGACTGAGATTGAAATAACACCCGAAATGATTGGTAGAAAAATTGGTGTATTTACGGCAATCGAAGTAAAAAAACCTAGTGGGAAAGTTTCTCCCGAACAAATTATTTTTTATAATAACACCAAAAAAGGTGGATGTATAACTGGTATTATAAAAAGTGAAGACGAAGCGATTCAATTAATTGAAAATTTTAAAAAATGTCAATAGATACAACTAAAATATTGCAATCGGTAAACATTGTTGACGTTGTTAATAAAGTTGTTCCATTAACGTATAAACGTTCGGAATTTTATGGTATTTGTCCGTTTCACGATGATTCAAAAGAATCTTTACAAGTAAATGAGCGCAAACAAATATTTAAATGTTTTGCGTGTGGAGCAGGTGGAGATGCAATTCAATTTCATGTCTTGTTAGGTAGAACATTTCATGAAGCGTGCAAAGAATTAACTGGACAACCTATTGACAAAGAATATAAAGTCGATAAAATTTACCTTGAAAAAAAAGAAGTTCAAATATGGCAACCAATTATTCCTGCACCATCCGAACTTACAAACATTGAGCATTTTGAATATGGAATGCCATCATTGATTCATGCATATAGAAATGAAGAGGGAAAACTAATTAATTATACTTGTAGATTCGATCTACCAGAAGGAAAAAAAGAAGTTTTACCACTTACATTTGCTCAATTTGAAAGCAAAAAAAGTTGGAGGTGGCTTGGAGTTGGTGCGCCACGTCCGTTGTATAATTTAGATTTAATTTCAAATTATAAAAATGCTACAATAATTTTTGTAGAAGGTGAAAAAACTGCTGACATTGGAAATAAATTTTCCGATCCTAATAAAGCAGTTTTTACAACTTGGACGGGAGGTGCAAATTCGGTTAAATTATTGAATTTAGAACCCGTAAAATATCGTAAAAAAATATTTATTCCCGATAATGATGTTCCAGGAATGAAAGCAATGTATGAATTGTATACACTTCTTAAAGAAGACAATTCAATTATGCGATGGTGTAATATTCCATCAAGTTACCCACAAAAATGGGATATTGCTGATAATTTAGAATGGACGAATGATTCATTAAGACAATTTATTTTAGATAATATTACGGACGTTCCAACTTTGGAATTTGAAGAACCAAAACCAATTGAAGAATCAAAACCATTACCACCTCCATTGCCATCAAAAGTTACGGAAGAATCAAACGAACTAGAAAACGAACATTTTAGATTGTTAGGTTTTGACAAAGATGAATCGGGAAAATTAAGTTATATGTTTTTCTCATATGGTGCAAAAATGGTAATTCGATTAAGTCCTAGTAGCATGACAAAACCGAACTTAATTACACTTGCACCATTGAATTATTGGGAAGAAAATTTTCCTGGCAAACAAAAAATAAATATTGATGCCGTTCAAAACTTTTTAATGAATGCGTCTCATGAAGTAGGTATTTTTAAAGATGCATATATTCGAGGTAGAGGTGCATGGATGGATGAAGGAAAATTAATTGTTCATAATGGTGATAATTTAATTATTGAGAATGAAGTCATCAAAATGAAAAATTTTCGTTCGAAATATGTTTATGAAATTAACGAACGTTTAGGATTTAAACCAGAACCAATAAGCATGGATTCATTCAACGGAATGGAATTAATTGATAGCATTAAATGGTTAAAGTTTGAACGTGAAATCAATGCATATTTACTTGCAGGATGGTGTGTTTTAGCTCCGTTTTGTGGAGTATTGCAATGGAGACCTCATATATGGATTACAGGTCCAGCAGGATCGGGTAAATCATGGACGATGGATAATATTGTAAAACGTTTGACGGGAGCGTTTGGAATAGTTGTACAAGGGCAAACAACCGAAGCATATGTTCGAGGTACATTACAATCCGATGCAAGACCTGTTCTTTTTGATGAATCCGACATTGAAACAAAAAATGATGCGGAAAGAATTAAATCGGTTCTACAATTGGCACGTTCTGCATCATATAGCGATGGAGGTGTAATTGGTAAAGGAACACAATCGGGAGGTAGTCGAACATACACAATTAGATCAATGTTTGCATTGTCTTCTATTGGTGTACATTTGAATCAACAAAGTGACAAATCAAGGTTTACAACAATTGGACTTGTTTCATTCGAAAAAGAACGTACAAAAGAGGATTTTTCAAACTTCGAAAAAAATTGGAACAAACTTGTTACAAAAGATTACGTGAATAAAATTCAAAGCCGTACAATGCAATTGATAAAGACAATTTTAGCAAATACACGTGTTTTTTCAGATGCGGCAGCGGAGGTAATTGGTACACGTAGAACGGGAGATCAAATTGGAGTTTTATTAGCTGGAGCATATAGTTTAATTTCCGACAAATTAATTTCTTACGATGAAGCCGTTGAATGGGTAGCATCAAAAGATTGGAGCGATGAAAAAGCATTGGAATTGACAAAAGATGAATATCAATTGTTTGCAATCATCATGGGAACAATTATTAGAGTAGAAGGTGAATTTAATAATCATGAAAGATCAATTGGTGAATTAATATTAATTGCTTCGGGTAAAACTTCCGAACTTACAATTAAGATGGATGTTGCCGATAAACGTTTAAGACGAATTGGAATTATTGTAACAAACGAAAGAGTAATTTTTTCAAACACGGCAAACGGGATCAAGCAAATTATTAAAGATACAAGTTGGTCGAGCAATCATAATAAAATATTAGAACGATTACCTGGTGCCGAAAAAACCGATCCTAAATCATTTTACCCAGGTTTAAAGTCTAGAGGTGTATCAATTCCATTAACCAATATTATGGAAGGATTAGAAGCAACAAGTGAAATGAAAATAGAACATCATGTGTTAGAAAATATTGATGAAGAATTTCCATTTTAAATTGTATATATCAAAATAATCAATATATTTGTATCATGGTAAACGAAAGAGAATTAAAAGAATTGGAAAAATTGCAAGAAAAAATCTTGCAAAATAGAAACAATGATGTTATTTCTATTGAAATTAAATATCAAAATAGACGTTTCAACGATGTTTTCACGGCAAAAATAAATCTTACAAAAAATGAAGGTTATTATGCCATGACTGAATTAAATAGTGCAATTAAAAACAAAGTAAATCAAATAATCAATGAAAGTTATTTTAGCGAGTAAAGACGAAGAAAAAAGAGTTTTTTCATCAATTCAAGAAACTTGTCGTAGAATGGGATTTAAGTATAATACATTAATACGCAAAAAAACTCCATTCGATCATAAAGGATGGAAAATAGAACGTTTGGAGCTTGAAAAATATAGTTGCAACGAAAATTAGTAATTAACCAAAATCAAAATAAAAATGGAAACACAAACACAAAACATGGACGAAATTTTAGATGGATCAATCGTTTTAGCAAAACAAACATTGTTAAACGATACAATTCAAACGGAACAAAAACTCAAAGAGTTCGAGGATACGTATCTTAACATTGTTGTTGCTGACGTTAAGGATTTACAAGGTTATTCCTTCATTGTTGATGGAATGAAGTCTCTCAAAAAAACTAGAACTTCAATCGAAAAAAGACGTAAAGAATTAACGGAGCCAGCATTGAAATACCAACGTGAATTGAAAGCGGAAGCTGACCGATTAACCGAACGTATTGAAACTATTGAAACACACCTTGACAAACAAAAACAATGGTTCGAAAATGCGACAAAAGCAGAACAAGAACGTGTTTTCAATTTAAGAATTGCTCAATTAACCGAAAATGGTTTTGAATTGTCAAATGGTTTTTATATTGCAGGTGCAATTCATTTAAGTGGTGACAAAGTTAAGTCATTGGATGATTCCGAATTTAATTTTTACATTGATCAAGGCAAAAAAGAAAAAGCACGTAAAGAAGCCGAAAAACAATTGTTAGCGGAGCAACAAAAAGCAATGCAAGAAGCTCAATTGGAGATTCAACGTTTACGTGAAGAATTAGCAAAAGAACGTGAAAGAGTTGCGAAAGAACGTGCCGAATTAGAAGCTCAAAAACAAGCGTTGGATAAGACGTACAATAAAGAAGAGATAGTTCCGCAAACGGAAACTATTGAGCAACCAATTGAACAAGTTGCAATAATAGAAGAAGTTACAATGATTGAAGAGTTTGCACCACAACAAACAAACGAACCAATAATTGAAGAAAAAGTTATTGTTAATGAAATTATTGAAGAAAGTATTTCAAGCGATCCGCATCCAGTACAAATAGATGGTTTTGAAATATTCAGAAATCGTTTAATTGATTATGTTTCAGATAATAACAATAAACTTTCACGTCAATTAATTATTGATTGGGCAAATGAACAAACTATTTAATTTCTTAAAACATCCGTTTCCAATATGGAAACGGTTGTTTTTTCTCCATAATGAAATAGTTCGATTAAGCAATCAAAATGGAATGTTAGTTGAAAGACTAAAAAATAGGGAAGAAAAAATAAAACAATTACTAGAAGCTAATCAATATTTAAACTCATTATTAGATGAACGAGATAGAAATTAAACAAGAAATTGATCGTCTTAAATCTACCTTAACTGGAGATATTTTTAAAGATGGTGAAACGCAACAGCGTATTTACGAATTAAAAAAAGAATTGAATCCACGCATTGAAGAACATCCAGAAGAAGACGATGATGCGGATGGATGCTTAAATTGTGGTGCGTAATGGAAGAATTAAACAAATTATACCGAACCTTAATACTTCTTAATGCTGCACTCTTTGAATTAGATAAATTAAGCGATAAAAATGTATTTAAAGAGTTGTATCAAGAAGAATTAAAAGAATTGGATTATAAGCTAGAATCAATGGTAAATGTTTTAACGAAAGATTTTAACTTAGAAGAATCGGAAAACTATAATTACATTTTAAGTAAGTTAAGTAAAATAGTTCAAAATAGTAAATTAAAAATAAAAAAATAATGCAAGTTAAACAACTACAAAAAAAAATCCATCAAAATGCCGTAAACAAAGGATTTTACGACAAACACAATGAGTTTGGAACAAACTTAATGCTAATCGTTACCGAATTATCGGAAAGCATGGAAGCGCATCGAAACAATGAATTTGCAAAGTTAGAAGAGTTTGAAAAATTGATTGATTCGGACGTTAATCAAATGTCATATGAAGAAACCTTCAAAAAATACATTAAAGATACAGTGGAGGACGAATTGGCAGATGCTTTTATTAGAATATTAGACATATGCGAATTTTACAAAATTGACCTACAAAAATTTGTTGAATATAAAATGCAATACAATGCAAAAAGAGAACGTCTCCATGGAAAACAATATTAGTCTATTATTACAAGCGGAACAAATTGTTAATGGAGACCGCAACGATCAATATGGAGATCCAAATATAGCATTTCAAGAATACTCAAATATTCTAAAAACTACATTTGACATTGATTTAACACCCGAACAAATTTGTAAGGTCCAGATGGCAATCAAGTTAGGTAGATTGAAATATAAATTCAAAAAAGATTCACTACTTGATCTAATTGGATATTCCGAAATATTAAATAGATTGTCTAAATAGCATCATATACAAATCCAATATTTGTATTGTTAATCTTAACTCCAGTAGTATTTCCATTGATAACAGTCGCATTCGTTAAGGGTGCGATTGTTTCGTTACAACGAACAAGGAAAATTATACGTGCCATCATTACGCTCATTGATTCATTTCGTTGATCTGGATCGGCAAATTTAATTTCGTTTATTTCGGTATGTTCAATTAATGGTGCAGCAAAATCAAGTCTTCTATATTTCCAATGCATCAATATTTTAAATATTAATCCCGTTAATTGTTGACAATCTTTCACCGATTGAAAATCCGCACGTGTTGATCCAATTGTTTCCGAACAAGTATAAATATCAATGTTAAATTGATAATTCCCGTCTTTACTCAAAGCTACCAATTCATCGTAATTTCCTTTTGCAACCATGCAATTGACCGCAGGCATTTCGGTGTAATTTATAGGAACTAATCGTTCCGCAAAAACATTTGCATTTAATTTAGGTAAATTTTGTAATGTGGCTTGATTTAACAACTCCGATTTAATAATTGAAGCAATCCTATCTCGAACGGCTTCAAAGTTCATTGGAGTAAGTATTTCGTTAATTAGTGGCATAATCTCCTAATATTAAAACAATGATACCGATTAATTCATCGGGATACATTTCACGAACAATATATTTACTTGATGTTTCGGAACTATCCGATATTTGACAAATGTAATTTAACAATGCTACATTACCCGAAGCGTTACGAACAACAACACCTTTTGCAACTAAATCACGTTCATGCAATGCAATTGATGTCATTTTAGATGAAATTCTATTAGCTTCCATATCCAATGCATTATGATGCTTGGAAAAAAAACCTGCCGTTGTATAACTAGTTCCACTTGGAGAAGTCAATATTACGGGAGTTGAAAACGCTTGTAGATCATTCACAAATCTATTGGAAGTATCTTTTATTTTTTCTAAAATGCTACTCATTTTGGTTCAAATTCGTCAACTAATAAATATGTAGTTAAACCATTATTTTTGAAAGATGAAATTGTTTGGTAATATTTTTCAACTTGATTCGCAATTTGACATCCAGCACTCCATGTTCCAATTTTAGTTTCAATATCTTTTGAAAGCAAATTGTAGTCCATTGTATGAAAGTTAATTCCAAATTTACCTTTAATTAGTTTTCCCAACTCTTCCGCATAAACATCCATGTCTCCATCACGATACAATAATATATCACCTACTTGTCTTAATGCAGGCATTTTACCCATGTGAAGACCATACAACCATAAATTATGATACCATTCGTTTGCTTTAACAACGGCAGCACCAACTTTATTGTATTTTAAAAATCCACCTTCTAAAATTGGAGTTCCTGGTTCGGTAGAACCAGTAAGCATTGTAATGAATTTTTCCTCTTCAAAAAAATAGAATTTATCATCGGGAACATTCGGAGTTTTTTCATTTGATCTAACTCCATAAATCCATTTATTTTTAGGAAAACTTTTAAAACCATTTATTGATTTAGCATGGTTCAATAATTGATCGGTTGTATAACTTCTTACTTTATTCATTTGTAAATGTCTTTAACGTCTTCTTTAACTTCTTTAACTCTCATTACCACTTCTTTAATTGTTCTAAAAATCGAAGTTCCTTTAACAGTAGAATAATTTTCATTAATTGAAATCATTTCAATTAAAACTAAAAATATTGCAATTAATTTTGTAATAAATAAATCAATTCCACTTATTAATTTTATAAAGTCTTGCAAAATATAAGTTTCAATTAAGAAAAATAAAATTACACTACCTTGATACAAAAACATTTTAGAAGCAATTTGAGATAGCTTTCTACTTGTAATTGTCTCATTTGTTTTCTTAGCCCGATACAAGCCAAAACAAGTATCAAGAAGTATCATAAATCCAACAAGCAAAACAAGTGGCTTAATCGGGCTAAAAAAAGCAACAATTGGAATTAATAAATTCCACTTCAAAGATAAAATCTTATTAATCATTCTTCAGTCAATTGAGCGATTGCAACTATCGTAGTTCCAATAGTAGCGATTACACCGCCTACAATTGGATTAAACTTTGCGATTATACCGCCCAATAACGTCAACGCACCTCCGTTACGTTGTACTTTTTTCCAAAATTTTGGTGTCGGAGCATTCCAACGTCTAATTAATTCAGTCATGATGTTTAATTATTTTATAAGACCTATCCTCAAATAATAAGATATGCGAACTTGCGTCTCTCCATATTTCAATAATTTTCTTCCCATCAATTATTTGACCTCTATGAAATCGAGTTTTTGCCATGCTCAAATATAATGATTATAATTCAAAATTATTTCTAATCTCTTGCGGAATACTATCACAATTATAAAATACTTCAAACATAATTGGAGTTTGTTCAATTATAAATCTATCTAAATCTGCCAATGCATCCGCTTCATTATTATATGTATTATATGTAGCTAAATAATCATCAATTTGTTGATCGCTAGGTTTTAAACATATTTGTGTTTGACCATTCTTCATAACAATAAACGAAGACGATAAAGTAAACTTTTTCATATTTTTTTTTTATTTTATAAAGTTATGTCCGAACAACCCCATTTGTGTTGCTCCCATTGACCTGTATTTGTTAACGCTGAACCCATAACTCTAGCTGATTGAATTGCTAAACCTTGAGATAATGTTGGTAAATTAGTTGTAATTGTTCCATGTGCAACTACATTAGTTTCTAAATTAATTACCTTGTATTTAACATCGGATGAATTAACTTGATTATAAATTTCGCAAGAATACATTGTAGTCATAATTGAACCAGACGTTCTATTTGCAGGAAAATCAACTCCTAAATCAATTTTTGTACAAGTTCCACTAGCATCGTTATGCATTACTTGTAAATTTGTATCAGAACCATCATTACCAATAAATATACAATTAGTTAATGTTGAAACTTGTGTTAAATTAGCACCACCTACCGCAATTTCGGTAGTAATACCAATTAAACCATGGAAGTTTTGACAAGTTGATCCAAATGCAGTATCTGCAACTTTCCATGTACTATTAAATCTAAACCCACGACCAATAAACCATTGTAAATCAGTAGAACGTATTGATGTAACTCTTCCAGTTGAAACAATTGAAGCGTAATATCTCAACCTTGTAAATACAGATGAAAAATTTGTCGATAACCAAGATGGTGCAACAGCACTTGCAGAAGCATTATTTAATGAATTTATACCTCCATAAGTATCAACAGTTGTACTATCAAAACGGAATGATCTACCTCTAAAAACTTCCAGACTTGAAATTTGTGGAATAAAACTAAGATTATTTAATTGCTTATTTTTCCATAAACCATTCTCACGAACTAAAACATCATTATCAATTGGATAACTAATTAAAACATCATGCAATTCATCAAGCTCATATCCATTTTGAATCGCATATAAAATACGACCATTTGTTGCTTGCGAACGAGTAACTGTACCAATAAAAACCGAATGTGAAGGTTGTGTTGGTGGAGTAGTTTGAACTAAACCTGGTGTATTTGACAACCATAATTTAGTTCCAATTGAATATGAATTTGTAATAGCGTTTCTAACTTCTCCACTTGTAACTACATATCCTAAACCATCGTTTGAAATAGTATCATAAACCGCACCAATTGTTTTGGATGATGTTGCTTCGGTACTTGCACTTGCTAATAATATCTCAGGATGCGTACCACTTGATGAAGTCGATTTTAAATAAACAATTGATCCTTTTACAATAGTTGATCCAGTTTTATTTATAACTTGAATCATTTCTTTATCAGCGGAATTAACTATTCCATCATCATTGGTGTCATAAACCGATTTAGTCATGTCACCTGCGCCACTACCTCCTGACGCTGGATTAAAACCCGAATTAGCTAAGTAAAACGCTTCCCATGTAGCTTGTGTATATGCAATTCCTGATTCATCCGCCAATGTAGATAATGGCAAACTTAATAAACCTATTTTTGGTGAAGCAATTGAATAAGAAAGTTCAAAACTATACAATTTTTGATTACCAATCATATTACTTCCATTTGTTGAAACGGGAGTAAAACCTTGAAAATCTGGAGTAATAAAAGTTTTTTCAGTAATTGGAACATAAGTAACTGATGATGCTAATCCTGACCATACTTGTGAAACTAGACCTGCATTCAAATATGTGAATTTAAAAGTTGATACGTTTGGTATTATTTGAGAAGTAAAATCTCCATCAAGTTCAATTGTAGTAAGCGTATATATACCAAAATCCCCAGGACTTGTATTTACAGTTAATGTACTACTTAATAGTAATTCTTCATTATCATGGTTAATATTAACTATAACATTTCCTTTTGCATCCGAACTAGGTGTAATATCTGTACCTAATTGAACAAAGAAATAATTTCCGTTTGCGTATATTTTATTCATATTTTTAGTTAAAAAAAAAGTCGTGTATAAACACGACTTTAGTTAATAATTAGAACTATTAGTCGATTAATTCATCATTTAATGGTTCAATATCTTTTTTAATTTTAGTTTTTTTAACAACTTTAATTGGTTCATCAATTTTCATTGGTTCTCCAATTTCCGTTTTTTCATCAAACTTAGGTAAGTTTTTAATATTTACAGGTTTGCTTATTTTATTAACTGGACCAACTTCAATTGGTTCTTCAAAAATTGGCAATTTCTCTAAAAATCCTTGTCTTACTAAATTTTCGGCTAACTCAGGTTTTAATTGACCTTCGTTGATGATGTCGCCTGAGTGTTTAATAACGTTCCCAGGCAACCCAACGGATAATGCTTTTACTTTATACATTATGCAACAACTTTAAGTGTGTAAATTTGATCGATTGCAACAGGCAATGCAATTGGAGCAGATTTAATGTGAACTTCATGAGACGTTTGTTTTTCGTCGATAAAGTCTTGAATTAAATATTCACCTTGTTGTGGTATTCTACCTCCTTGAATCAATTGTGGAACTGCTGCATAAACTAATTTAAAGTTTGGATTCTCAGGAAGTAAAATAACTTTTTTCTCATTAACATAAGGTACAAAGTTTCCATTTGCGTCTTCAAATACTTCATTGTACGTCCAAATTCTAACCTTGTAAGAACCTGCTGAAATCTCACCGTGCAATGAAGCACCAACTGAATTACGTACTGGAGCAGATAATGCGTCAAAAGATACGTTTGTCAAATCATTTCTTTCTTTAACAATTGTATTGTTTTGAAAATCGCTATATGCAGTAGCACCCATAATTAAATTAAAAACAGAACCTTGCGCTTTACCTTGTTGACGTAAAAAGTTACAACCAGCTTCGATGTCTTTATATGGATTTACAGTACCCGTAGCCCAATAATTTCCTGCACCTTTGTCTACCAATGAACCTGATTTACGTTTAAAGTTAATTGAAGTACCTGCATTTAAAGTAACGATACCAGTTTCCAAAACTTGTGCGCATTGGTACTCAATTGCACGTTCGATTTTGTTTCTTAATTCCATTAATTGCTCCGCTAATTCAGCCGTTAATTCAGCAAAATAAGTAGTATTACCTTGACTTAATGAAGTAATAACAACATCATACAATCTATGCTCATTAGCAGTCATGTACTCATGGTAAAATGGTGGGATAAATGCTTTTACGCTTGATGTATCAAATGTGTTTCTATTACCATTTGAAAATCTTGAAACGTCAACCGCAACACGTTCCGTACCACGTTGAACAGCAATAGAAACTTCTTTTGTCATTGAAACAACTGGAGCAAAGAAACTTCTTAAAAAACTCATTACCGCAGTTTTTTCTTTATAAACCGCAACTAATTTATTTGTAAATAATGGTGTGATGTCTTGCAATGGAATACCACCAAAAAACACGTTTGTAGCTTGTGGAACAAAAGACAATGCAATTACACCTAAAATCATTGTTAATGCAGACACGCCAAAGAACGGAGCAAGTAACAATCCTAATAATACGTTAATAGATAACTTTTTCATTTTTGTTAATTTAATTTATTGATTAAAAATTGTCAGCTTTAGTCAAGTTAGTACCTGATAATAAACGAACACCTAATGTATCTCCAGCGATACGATCTCTTAAAGTTCTTGATGATACAACAGAATCTAATGATTCACCAGAAGCAAAAACTAATTTGTCTTCAGCAACGTAACCAGCAACACAAGCAGTGCAATTAGCAAATGAAGTCGCAGGTACAAGTAAGTCTTCAGTTAAAATACCAACTGGAAATTGTGATCCATCCGTTGAATCTTTATCCAATGCTTTTAATTCACCAAAAGTTCCACCAGAAGTTGAAATACGTCCTAATAACGTACCAGCAAGTAAAGTAACATCTGCTTCAGTAGCATTTGAAATTTTACCAGAAATAAATTCATTTTCACCTAAGAAAATTTTCGATTGATCTACATTAACATAAAGTTGGTTTGTAGTATCTAAAACAGTAGTAAATCCCATTTTATTTTATATTATTTAGTTAAACCTAATTCAGCGTCCAATTTTGCGCTTAATTCCTCCAATGCACTTGTTTCAGTTGTTGGTTTTTGATCGGTATTTTCAACAACTGGAGCAGAATTTGCTTCTAAACTAGCCAAATGTTCCGCAGAAACTTTTTTTCTAGTTAATTCAGCCATAATGTCAACAGTTAATTCTTTACCTTCTTTAATTCCAGCGGTAACTGTTACAGGGTCAATGTCGTTAAACACCATCCAAGCGTTTACACGAACTTTTTCGTTTGAAGCACCCAAATTCAATGCTTCCGCAAATACCTCAGGATGCTCACTTCTAAATGCTTCTAAAGTCATTTTTTTGTGATTTTTATTGTTTGTATTAATTGTTACATTTTCAATTTGCTTCATACCAAACATTTCCATATTACTTGATATTTCGGCTTTCATTTTTGGTGTAATTGTCAAAATATTGTCAACTAAACCAATTTGCTTCGCTTCTTTTGCAGTAAGAAAAACATCAATTCTACTATCCATTGAGAATATTTCATCAACTGTTTTCTTTGATATTTTTTCGAACTTAGCAATATCAACCTTGTTTACAAACGCTTCTTTTAATTTTGCGTTTACATTTTGTAATTGAGTTTTTTCGGATTCAGCAAAATAAGACGATTCTTCATACCAACTAGGAAATGCAGCACGATGAATCATAAATTGAGATACGTCCAAAGCATTCACTTCGTCCGCATATAAACAAAAATAAAATCCAGCAGAAAATGCTTTACCATCAACTTGAACCTTTTTTGCTTTTTCAAATTCCGAAAATTTAGCTGCCATTCCCCATGCATACATTGGTTCACCACCACCTGTATTTACACGAACTAACAAATTGTCGTCAACTTCATTAATAGCATTAATAAAGTTAGCCGAACTTTCTGAATCTATACCTCCGTATAATAAAACTTCATTCATGTGACAATAATAAACATTAATTTAATTACTAATTATTATATTTGTACCTTAAAAAAGAACAAATGGATAATTACATAAGGATTTACCGATTGAATGATGAAATAAGCAAAAAAATAACCGAACATGCTTATCGAACAAGACAAAAAAAATCTGAATTAATGGTAAAACAAATTCAAAAGATTTTAGATAAATATTCTCATCAAGAAAAAAATATACTTAAAAAAATGGATATACGTTCGGATATTAAAATATATAACGTACCAAAACAAGTTGAGCGTGAATTAAACACGCTCACTTATAATTTAGGTTTATCAAACGGACAATTCTTACGAATGCATGAAAATGATTTATTGGATGGGATTGATTGATTTTGTTTGATCTACTAATCCTAATTGAATTGATTTTTTCAACTCTTCCGAAAATTGCTCCATATTTGAATCGCTATTTCCACTAAATAAAGATTCCGTTGCTTGTTCAACTGTCGTCAATGGAATATTAGCTCCTAAGATTCCTAGTTTTTCACGTTCGGCTTTTACCTCCTTCAATGGATCAATATGTGGGAACATTGCACCCGTAAATCTACATGAAGTTAATGCTTCTAAAACAATCCAATTTCCATTTAAAAAACTTTCTAAATATCCTGGAATATTAATTCTATTATTCAATACTTCAACGTGTAACCAAATTGCAAAAATAGGATTGTAAAATTGTTCTTGCCAATCGGAACGTTCAACATCCATTGTATGTTCCCAATCTTTTGTAGCAGTTCTAGAAGCACTAAATGAATCGTTATAAACCGAAAAAGCAACGTTTGGTGGAATACCAATACTAGAGCATATTATTTCCGCATTCGTTCCGTAGAAGTCTTTAAAATATAATTCGTTTTTAGATTCTAATTGCTTTAAAGTAGAACCTTGTGTTAAATTATACGTTTCTTTATTAGAAGTTGCTGCTATTGTTCTTGCTAATGCTTCTCCATTTGAATCTTTTGGAATATCCGAATTTTCATCCGATAAATTAGCATCAAATAATGAAGCCATTTGAGACGACAAAGGACTTTCCCCATTACTAAATTGATTATGCTCAATAAAGAATGCTATTTTTTGACGTTCTTCAGCACTACCAACGGCAGCTTCTTTGTAACGTTCAATCTTTTTTAATGTTTCTAATGAAGTTGCAATTGCAGGAATACCACGAACGTTTGCAAGTCGATATTTGTTACCATATACCATAAATGCCATACGTAAACCTGTTTTTTCATCGTATGCAGTTACACGTTCCCAATTTAAATTATCTTTTTGAATATGGTATGCAACATGAGTTCCTTTTTCATCAATTTCAATTCCATTTTTTATTTTATTATTAAATGAATTTTCATTGAATGGAGTAGAAACTTGTTCACCATCAATTAATTGAAATGTTACGCTTTTTAATTTTTTATTATATCTAGCAATAACTAAAACGTCACCACCAACACGAGCATTTTTGAATGCTTCTTTTGAAAGTTCATTTAATGAAATTTCACCCGAATAACTTGATTTTTTTGATTTAGAATAAACAGAAAATCTAGATTCAATAATTCTATTGTATGATTCATCAATAGTAATTCCTTCCGCTTGTAAAACTTCTTTTTGTGGTGTACATTGTAATTTTAAACCCGATCCAATAATCCAATTTGTATATTTATTAAAAATTGTTTTAGACAAATCATTTTCTAATAATGATTGCCATGATCTTAATCGAAGTTTGTTATAATCTAATTCATATTTAATTACTGGACCAAGTTCACCTAAACTTTTTTCTCCATCAAATGAAACGGAATAAGCATTTCCCCAACGACCAAAAGTAGAAGCACTAATACTTTGTTTTGGTTGTTTTTTATTAATTATAGGTTTTTTTGAACCTATTTCAAATCCTAATATTTTCATTATCTAAAATTTTTTGAATCCATTAATCGAACCATTCTAGGTTGCAATTTAACTTCTAACATCATTCTAAGTTTTTCGTAACCTTCAATTGATTTAACAACGCTATCCATGGTTGTATATTGAACACGTTGCCTTGATTGTCCTGTATCAATTTCATGGTAATATATATCACCTCCTTGAACTGATTTTAGGGCAGTATCGTACAAAGCCGAGATAATCGCATCGATTTGTGCAATTTTGGAGCGAATCTGCGTTGCCGTTTGCTGCCCCGAATCTAGTTTAAAGACTAAAATATTATTCATTGTATTGTTTGTATTTTGCTATTTTTTGTAAGTGTAATATCAGCTCCTGATGTATTAGGAGGAAATATTAAAGGTGGATATGCAGGTGTAGCTCCATTAGCTGCATGAAAATGTACATTATAAGAATTAACAAACGAATTAAATTTTGTTTGTAATTCATTAAATTGAGTTTCTAATTCATTATATTTCACCGCATAATTTCCAGTTCCTCCCAGCTCAATTGTACTATCATCTTTCATGTAAAAATGCAATAGCAAATTTCCATTTTGATCCGTAGCAAAAATTCTTTTTTCACCAGGTTTTGCAATTTGTTTATCATTAATATATCCAACTAATACGGGAGTTCCAACTTGACTAGTTTGTACATATATTCCACGCATATTTTCAGTTGGCGGTGAATCGTCACCCGATGCAGAAGCATTTAAAACTTCTTGAACATCGTCTTTACCAAAACGAAAAAACTTTACAAGTCGCCTATTTGCGCTATCAATTGTAGTAGAAATTATTTTAACTAATTGTATCATGCGTGCATATTAATACCTTCAAATATACTCTTTACAGGTGAATTGTTATAAACTTCGGGCAAAACGCAATTTAAAACAGCGGTTTGTTTTTCATTATTACCCGTATATTCAACCGATTCAATAAACCAATTTACTTTTTTATAAATATATAAATGTGGAGCTAAAATACTAATAATATTGTTAGGACGAATTACTTTCCCGTTCAAATCCCATCTATCAATTGAAATTGTCAATTTAATGTTCTTTAATTCGTTCGATAAAGACCTTCTTGCTACCAATCGAGCATCAATGTCTTCACCGCTTGATTGAATCTCCGTAGTTGGTTTAAAATAGCTACCAAGTACGTATGGATTACGAATTGAAAATTGAGTAGAATTATTATTATCAACAGATGCTTGTTTTAACACGTTAATTACGGAGTGAATTGGTTGCCCCGAATAATCCATGCTAAATGTCATTCCGTTTGGACGATCCGTTGTTAAATCAAAATCAAGTATTGGAGTAGCATTTGTTTTTGAAGTTGTAAAATATAATTCACCTTTATTGGTATGTGTTATAATTACATTTTTTTGACTTGCTAAATTTGATAAATAACTTTTAATTGATTCACTTTCGGATGCCGTAACACTTTTATAGGATGAATTAACCAATTTACTTACGGATGGATCAACAACTATTTTAATGTTAAATTTATCGCATATACGCTTTGCAATTTGATACAATGACATTCCATTGGATTGTAATGGGTAACAACTCAATGGTACTGTTGAATCCTCTAAAATTCCCGTTCGTGAATATCCATTAATACTTACCAAATTTGAAACTTCATTCACCGCAAAACTTTGTGTTAAAATATTTCCAAATATTAAAACTTCATCGTTTGATTTTACAGTAACATCATGAAAGTGCGATACACAATACATTTCTTTATGTTCTGGATTAAACGGATCAAAATATGAACTAAATGAAAACGTACTACCAACGGCATCATGTTGTAATGTGAACGAAAATTCATTAAAAAAATCAACAGTTCGATTACGAAAACGATCACTTATACTTATTGTAAAACTCATACAAAATAAACAATTTTTCTACCTTTTTTTATTTGAATAATTTCATTCAAAATGATATTATTCTGTTTCATAAATTTAACTAAATTTTCATCATCTTGATCCAATCCGTATAATCTATGAGTAAGTAACAATGCATTTGAATCATCTTCCAAATAAAATGATCGTTCTTGTTTTGATTGTGTTGCAATGTCAAGTAAATTCGCAACTGCAAAATTTACTAAAATATTCATTTCATTTAATGAATCATAATTCGGAATGTAAGCATCTTCATCGCCTATTGTGTCATTTTGTAAATCATCTAATTTAGTAATAAATGAATTTTGCATTGTCAAAACAGCATCAATGGTATTGATAACATCATTTGTTGTTTCAAAATCAGTGGTTTCAGAAAAGGCAATTGTACTTACAGTAGATGATATTATTGAAGTTCCAAAAAATTCATATGTCACTTTATTATTTAAACTTTCTGGCAATTTAAATATTTCATCTAAAGTTAAAAACGATTCTTGAAAACCTTCTATTTTTAATTTTATTGAAGCGACAAATCGTGAAGGGAAATTAACTACATTACCGATATTTCTAATTGCACTATCTAAATTTGATTGTATTGTATCAATTTGAGCCAATGCATTATTAAAAATATTCATATAATCTCCTGCTTCTTCTTGAATTTTAGTTATCGCAGAATTAATGTTATAAATTGATTTTGTTAATTTGTCTAATATTTTTTGAAGTTTACTATCCGCGACTAATTTATTTGATGTAGAAACAACGCACTCTTCAATTGCATTTGTGGATTGAATTGAAATAAACTCTTTTGGATTCAGTGAAACTTGTGGAAATGTATCTAAAATGGTTTCAATAAATTCTCCAGTTACACGTGTAATATTTATCCCTGTTGAATCGTATGTTAATGATGTTGGATGAACTCTTAAATTACCATATAAAGGATGTTCAATTATCCATGGACGATTGTCTTTTGCCGACAATTCAAAATTAAACGTAACGTCTAAATGATTTTCACCTTGAAAAACAAATACGAAATTATGTTTCGCTCCCTTGACAGTTCCACGTTTAACAAGTGTTCCTTCAACGTTTGGAAAATTAAATTCGGCAATATTAAAATCCGTTGATTTAGGCGTTATAAAATATTCGGGTGTATATTTACGACCATCACCAGTTGTAATGCTTATTCCTTTTTCAACTTTTTGTAACCAACTCATGATCTAAAATTATTACGCAGTTTATGTTCTGCATGAGCAATATATATGCTATCCGCAATTTTCATTGTATCAATAGTTGATTTTTCCATGAAATGAGTAGCATTTTTAATTCTAACCGATCTACCTTTTTTATAAGAATAAACCTTTGTAATCCTAAATTTATATTTTCTATTTTTTTTAACTTCGGTTAAACTATCAACATAAAATAAACTATTGTCGGTTCGAAAATAGCCTCCTTTTTTTGTGTTAATCGCAGCAATTAAAATACGTTGACTTTTTGTAGTATTAGGATTTCTCTTGCTTCTACCAAAACTATTTGCAAATAAATTAGTTGATTGTGCATCATAAATAGCTGCTTTACTAGCCATTTTTTTAGTCTTTCTAATACCTTGAATCCTATTTTTACCACGAACCATTCTATTTAAGCTGTTTGAAATACGAGCTTGATTCATTGGTAAAAAATCACGATCATCAATTATACCTCCATGTTCTTGTTGTTCTAAGTTGCTTACGGCATCAGTTTTAGTTTTCCAATTAGCAAAACCAATTTCGGAACGCATTCTATTAATATTATTCCCACTAGCAAAATTTACTGAAGATTGCGATTTAAAAAAAGTCTTAGTTCTATTCGTAAATTCTTGTTGTGCATGTTTTGGCATTGTACGTTGTTTAACGTCTTTTGCCAAATCATTTAATGTATTACGGACAACCCATGGAAAAGATTTATTTTTCATCTTTCTAAGGTCGTCCGTAAAGTTTTTTACAGCATCATTGTCAATATCGAAAAATTGACTGTTAATCATAAATTGTTATTCTTAATACTCCTTCAAAATCATCTATTAAACTACCAATGCTAGCCCCACTTATTTGTCTATTTATTATAATTGCATTTAATAAATTTGTACTAGCCCCAAAACTTTCAATATTAGCATCTCTTAATGGTGAACCTGCTAAATCTCTAGCCCCTGATGAAAAATCAATATAAACTTTACTTGATGATGATAATCCTGTTTTTGTTAAAGAAAAAATGTATTCTCCAGTAGTAGATCTGCTTAAACTAATTGTACCTCCTATCTCATCGATAATTGTATCAGTTATAACAAGTTCAGTCGAAGTTCCTGTCAATCTAAAACAACTTGTTAGAAAACCTTTATTTTTTCTTAATGAAACTTTAAATGCTTCAAATAATTGATAACCATTTGTTTCATTATCAGGATCGTCATTTGCTGTTAAACCTGAATCAGCAAACATTTTCTCCATGAATTGAACGTAATCGTTCATAAATTCAGCATCAACTTGCGAACCGCTTATTCCGTCACCATTATCGTCTCTAATTTTACCAAGTGGATAACTAGCATCGGCACTAGAATTAACTTTATTTTTTAATAATTTCATAAATATTATATTAACTTGATATTACAAATAATAAGCAAGGCAAATGTAATGGTTTTAATCTTAAAATCAATTGCCTAATTTCTTCCCTTCTTGATAAAGGTATATCCACTGGAGTACCTAAAACAGAATCGCAAACAACAAAAAAACTATTATTATTAATGCCTAATTCAAATGATTG